ATGAATATTCTAATTGTTGATGACAATGTAAATGTCCGGCACATGATAAAAGAAATGCTTGCCGATTTTGTAAACGAAATTTATGAGTGCAGCGATGGTTTATCGGCTGTTGAGTTTTACCAAAAGTATCAGCCGGATGTGGTGCTTATGGATATTAAAATGAAAAAACTAAATGGATTGTTAGCCACAGAAAGGATTATGCGGATTGACGCGAAAGCAAAAGTAATAATTGTCTCTAACTATGATGATGATTTTATGCGTACTGAAACAAAAAGAATAGGTGCAATACAATACTTCAAGAAAGAGGATATCCATAAACTTCCTGAATACATAAAAGTAATAAGCAAAAATTAACTTAAGAGGGTAAGATGAAAAACATCATCTTAACAATAGCAGCAGCCGTGTTATTTAGCCAATCAGTGTTAGCTCAGTGGTCGGCTCAAAATAGCGGCACTACAAATAATCTGACTTCGGTAAATTTCATAAATGCTAATTCAGGCTGGGCAGTAGGCGCTACAGGCAAAATAATTTACACAGCAAACGGCGGCGCGAATTGGGGAACTCAAACAAGCGGTGTTACGAATCAACTTAACTCAGTTTCTTTTTCCGGTTCGCTAAATGGACTGATAGCTGGCAGCGGCGGCAAAATTTTGATGACTAGCGACGGCGGTTTAATATGGCAAACTATGAACAGCGGAACAACGGTTGATTTATTTGGAGTGTATAGTGTAAGCGCGACCACTGCTATTGCTGTTGGAGATAACGGAAAGATTATCAAAACAATAGATGGCGGATTTACATGGACTAGCAAGGTAAGCGGAACAACAGATGTTTTATGGAGCGTTTTCTTTACAGATGCAAATACCGGCTGGGCTGTAGGAGGTAATTATGCTTTTGGAAGATCAACAATATTAAAAACAATAAATGGCGGAGAAAGTTGGACAGCTCAGACGAGTCCTACAACTCTCTGGCTTTACTCTGTTAGCTTTTCCGATAACCAGAATGGCTGGGCTGTTGGTCCAAATGGAACAATCATAGCTACAACTAACGGAGGTACAAATTGGGGGTTGCAGCCAAGCGGAGAAATTAACGAATGGTTTTATGGCTGCGGTGCTGCAAGCGGAAGCAACATTTGGGTTGGCGGTTCCGGCGGACTAATTAAAGCAACTACAAATGGAGGAACAAATTGGTCAGCACAAACAAGTGGAATTACAGACGCGCTTAGATCATTTAGTTTTGTTAATGCAACCACCGGATGGGCAGTTGGTGATGCGGGCAAAGTTTTAAAATACACTCCAGTACCAAGCGGAACAATTACCGTGACCTCTCCAAACGGCGGGGAAAGTTGGAAGGTTGGCTCTTCCCAAAATATAACGTGGACGAGCAGCAGCGTTACGAATGTTAAAATTGAATACTCTGTGAATAATGGAACAAGCTGGACGCAAATAATTGCAAGTACACCAGCCGCTGCCGGTGCATATGCGTGGACAGTTCCGAATTCAAACACAACACAAGCATTGGTAAAGGTTTCGGATGCTGCGGATAATACGATAAAAGATCAGAGCAACGCTGTCTTCACAATTTATACACCAACTATTATAGTTACTTCCCCCAACGGTGGAGAAGAGTGGAAAGTTGGAACAAATAGAAATATAACATGGACGAGCAATAACGTTTCCAATGTAAAGCTTGAGTACTCAGTCGATAGTGGTTCGAGTTGGGCTACAATTATTGCAAGTACTGCTGCAAATACGGGGAGTTATATTTGGACTATTCCAAACTCAACAACTTCGACTGCCTTGGTAAGAGTAACCGATACATCAGATAATACGGTTATGGATCAGAGCAATTCTGTTTTTAGAATTTATAACCAAACTGTAAGTGTACTATTTCCCAACGGTGGAGAAAACTGGAAAGCGGGTTCGTCTCAAACTATATCTTGGATTGGACCAAATGTTCCTAATGTTAAATTGGAATACTCAATAGATAACGGCACTAACTGGATTCAAATTGCTGCAAGTGTACCAACAAATATTTCCGGCTCTCCAAATTATTATTCGTGGACTGTCCCTAATGTAAATTCAACTCAAGCATTGGTTAGAATCTCCGATACTTTGGATAATACTCTAGCAGATCAAAGTAATGCGGTGTTCACAACATACATTCCAACATTAGGTCTAACATCGCCCAACGGCGGAGAAGAATGGAAAGTAGGTACTTCGCAAAATATTACATGGACAAGCAATAACGTTTCCAATGTAAAGCTTGAGTACTCAGTTGATAGTGGTTCGAGCTGGGCTACAATTATTGCAAGTACTGCTGCAAATACCGGAAGTTATAGCTGGACGATTACTAACTCAACAACTTCGACTGCTTTGGTAAGAGTAACCGATACAACAGATAATACGGTTAAGGATCAGAGCAATTCTGTTTTTAGAATTTATAATCAAACTATAAGTGTTCTATTTCCCAACGGTGGAGAAAACTGGAAAGCGGGTTCTTCACAAACAATTACATGGATCGCAACAAACGTTCCGAACGTTAAAATTGAATATTCAATAAATAACGGTTCCAGCTGGATTCAAATTGCTGCCAGTGTTACTTCTAATATTGCTGGCTTGCCAAACTATTATTTATGGACTGTACCAAGTGTAAACACAACACAAGCATTGGTTAGAATTTCGGATATAACAGATAATACAATTGTTGATCAAAGCAATGCGGTATTCTCTATTTATATTCCAACTATAACTTTAACATCACCAAATGGAGGAGAGAATTGGAAAGGTGAAACTACACAAAGCATAACATGGACTAGCAGTAATGTCACAAATGTAAAACTTGAATACTCCACAAATAATGGCAGCAGCTGGATACAAATAAATGCAAGCACGGCTGCAAGTACGGGTAGTTATAGCTGGGTGGTCGCAAATTCGAATACATCACAAGCATTAGTTCGCATCTCGGATACTTCCGATAACACATTAACAGACCAGAGTAACGCGGTCTTTACAATTTACACACCTACAATCACGCTTACTTCACCAAATGGTGGAGAAAACTGGCGCTTGGGAAAGGTTCAAAATATAACTTGGACGAGTACAAGTGTTACAAATGTTAAGATTGAATACACTCAGAATAATGGGACAAGTTGGACACAAATTATTGAAAACACACCGGCTAATTCCGGGAGTTACAGTTGGACAGTTCCCAACTTTATTATTAATAACTGCAAAGTTAGAATCAGTGATGTTAGCGATTCGAATGTAAAAGATGAAAGCGATTTATTCTTTTCAATTGTTCGGGCACTCGTTTATGTAGCTTATCCAAATGGAGGGGAGAAATTGCTTCCCAACTCCGTAGTTGATATCAGATGGAGTACAGATAATGTAACGAACATTAATATTGAATTATCAACAGATGGTGGAAATATCTGGACTCCGCTTGCTAGTAACATCACTTCATCTTCACAAAGATTTTCATGGACAGTACCTAATTCACTTTCAACAAATTGTAAAGTGAGAATAAGTGATGTTGAAGACCCAACTATCAATGACGTTAGTGACAATGTGTTTACGATATATCTACCAGCAGTGACTTTGACAAGTCCGAATGGTGGTGAAAAGATAGCGAAGAATACTAGGACAACCATCAAATGGATCTCTAACTACTCAACATTATTATCCATAGATTATACGATTGATGGTGGACTACGATGGATTAGAATTGGTGAAAACTTAAACGCAAGTCTAGGAAAATATGATTGGGTTGTACCCGACAGAATTTCGAACAACTGTTTGATAAGATTAACAGATCAGAACCAACCACTTATTACTGATAAAAGTGAGAGTCCATTTTCAATTCAAAAGGGAATAGTGACTTTAATCAGCCCCAAAGGAGGAGAATATTTACTTGCTGGGAATAATTATTCTATTAGTTGGACAGGTATAAATGTTTCTCTTGTTAAAGTTTTCTATTCGATTGACAATGGTGGTAACTGGCAGTTAATAGACAATGCTTCCGGTTCTTTAGTTTGGAATGTCCCAATGGTTCTTACTAGGTTAGCTAAAATAAAAATCGAAGATGCTGCCGATGAATTAATCTCTGCTGAATCAGATTCTGTATTTTCAATCTGTCATCTTAATCTATTGTCTCCTAGCGGAGGAGAGTCATGGCCGCTCAACACAAATCACAAAATAAAATGGGAATCTGCATACTTATCCGGTCCGGTGAAATTAGAATATTCTCCCGATGATGCCAACAACTGGTATACAATTGCGAACAATATAAATGTTGCAGATTCTTCATATCTGTGGAATATGAATATTCAGCCTGGATTTAACAACAAAGTAAGAATATCCAGCATGTTATCTACAGATGTTAAAGCTCAATCAGCTGCAAATTTTACGGCTTACCTATTAAAACTCGTTAGTCCACAGGGTGGCGAGAAATTTAGAGAAGGAGATATAGTAAACGTAAATTGGGTTAGCGATACAAATATAGACCATCTAAAACTAGATTTTAGTACTGATAATGGTAATAATTGGAATACGATTTCATATTTGATTCGTTCATCGGAAAAATCTTATAGCTGGACAGTCCCTAATCGGTTTAGTAATAAATGTTTGATTCGCATTAGTGATAATCTTAATCAAAATGTTAGTGCAATTAGCGATTCAACTTTCTCGATTATACGTCCTGAGATAACAATTATTAATCCACAGGCTGATACATTTTATACTATAGGAAGTGCCGCTCTAATAAAGTGGCGTTCAACAGACGTTCAATTTGTTAGGTTGGAATACCTATTTAATAATTCATGGAATTGGAAAATAATAGATGATTCAGTAGATGCAGACTTAGGTGAATATAATTGGCATTTCCCGGATACGGTTGCATCTTTTCGGATTAGAGTATCAGATATTAATAGCAGTGCAAGTTACATTAGCAACGGAACTATAAATAGTATTAGGGGCAGCTTACAGCTTAAAAATCCTAACGGAGGAGATTATCTTAAGACTGGATCAACGGTAAAAATTGAATGGAATTCTGTCTTGGTAGATAGGATTAATATTTTAATAGGTTTTTTTGAGAACGGCAATTACAGATGGACATCTATAGCCAATCTTGTTGAAGCCGGATTGAAGGAATTCAACTGGCTGATTCCCAACACAATCCAAGGTAATGTAAAAATAAAGATTGAAGATGCCGCTAATCCCAATCATTATGATGAAAGCGATTCTTCTTTTAGTCTATCAAGGATAAGAATTTTGGCGCCTATTGAAAATCAAATTTGCAAGAGTGGCACTAATTTAAACATAACCTGGGACAACTCGATTGGAAAAGTTAAAATTGATTATTCAACTGATTCAGGAATCAGTTGGATAAATATTGTATCAAATTATACTTTATCTAGAAATACATATTCATTTTATTTCCAGAATATCCAGTCGAGAAATTGTTTAGTACGAATTTCAGATTCGACTGATACAGTGATCAGTAAAAAATTTACTATTTACAATAAAAACTATGAAGTTGTATTCCCTTCACGAACTCGGGTGCGCCCAGGCAGTGAGATAGTGATTCAATGGTATTGTTACGAGGATGTTCCATTAAAGATAGAATCAGTTGGTCTCTTTAATTCCAGTTCGCCTACTACTGCATTAGAAAGAAATTATACAGCAAGAGTTGCTCCTTATAGTTATTCCTTCTATATCCCAACAAATACAACTGTGCCTTCATTTTCTATTAATGTTAAGAAAAATTGTTTATTCTGTGATCAAGCAACTGCGACCATAAGTATTATAAAATTAGATTTAGATCCAAATCTTTCCGGACAAATTCTGAAAAGTAATTCAACCTTCCGCATCAACTGGGCAAGCCAAAATATTGACAAAGTGAAATTAGAATATTCAACCAATGGAGGAAGTGATTGGACAACTTTTGCTGATAGTATCCAGTCAAATCTTCTCAAGTATGATTGGACTGTCCCAAATATTTTTTCACAAGATTGCTTAATTAGAATTATAGATAAAAGTGATAGTGAAATTTACAGCTTGTGTAGAACTCCTTTCGCAATTGTGAATGCTCCTTTTGCTCGATTTGAAAAACCTATTGACAGAGTCGGTGTAAGACTTGAGCAAAACAAAATCTATTCATTAAAATGGAAGACTTCATCTATTGATACATTCAATATTGAACAAAGTAATGATAGTGGTAATAGCTGGAGTTTGCTCTTACCGAACGTAGCATCTACAAATGACAGCATTTCTTGGCAAATTGCCAACATGCCAACAAATGAAGCAAAGCTGAGAATTGTTGATACCGGATCAAATAATAAATTCGAAAGCAAATCATTTTCAATTATCTCAGGTCCGATTCTCCGGCTAACTAATCTGAGTGATAAAATATATTTATTTGCAAAGCAAGAACATAAAATAACATGGGTCAGTAAAAATTTAACAACACTTAAATTAGAATACAGGCTGAAGCCCAGCCTACCCTGGGAAATGATTAATCATTCATTCCGCGCTGCGGACTCAGGTTATTGTTATTGGACTCCTCCTGATTTGGCTACAGATAGCCTTGAAGTTAAATTAACCTCATTAGATTTTAGTTATATAAACCATTCAATACAAAATATTAAAATTGTCAAGAGACCTCTCAGGATTGTTTCTCCAAATGGCTTTGAAAGTTATCAGGCTAATTCAAGAATAGAAGTTTCGTGGATAAATACAAATGCCGGATTGATCAAAATCTATATATCTCAAGATAATGGGGAAACATGGAGTCTGGTTGCTAACCGAGTAGATGGTAGAAAAAATAAAGCTGTTGTATGGTTACCTCAATTAAGTTCATCGAGATGTCTATTTAAAATTTCTTCATACGATAACTCGAATGTTCTTGATGTTAGCGATACAACTTTTACTATATGGCAGAGTAGTGCGTATAGATGGAAAAAAGTTTCTAATAATTTGAGACCGAATTCAGAAACTACCGTTGGAAATCTTACCTTTTTGAATAATTCAACCGGTCTAGTTAATAAATACTTTTCTCATGTTACGGTTTCAATTACTTACACAGACGTTCCCAATATTGGGCGTGTCCCCTCATACACATATTCAGGAACAAGTGAAGCCCAAATCCTTCAAACAAGGGATGGTGGTTTTTCATGGCAGCCGGTATTATCATTTCAAGATTTTACGAGATTTTCTCTATTAACAAAGATAGATGATAACTCTGCGATTGTAATCGCCAAGAAGGATAGCACTAAAACTATTTATGCGACAAATAATGAGGGTGATAGCTGGCAAGCTTATCCATTACCAATAGATGCAGATATTAAAAAAATAGTATTTAATGGAACGCAAGATGGTTGGATTTTTGCGGAAAAAAACGGATTGGTTTCACTTTATAAAAGCACGGATTCGGGAAAACACTGGACACAAATTTCGGCTAACATTGATATTGCAAGTGCAGATATAAATGATATTAAATTTCTTTCTTCAAGCGTTGGATGGATAGTTGGAAAAAGTGGACTTATTTACAAGACACAAAATGGAGGTATAAACTGGGTGAGAATAAATTTATCAACAAATTCCAATTTATCCTCAATTGCATTTAATGGTTCCCTTGGTCTAATTGTTGGCAGCAATGGAACCAGATATAAAACTATTGATTCCGGTAATACTTGGACGCAACTCAGTTCTGGCATAACTGTTAATCTCAGCGATCTTCAGCTAATCTCTTCTTTAGATGTTTGGGCATTTGGCAATAACAGTTCATGGCAATCTACCGACGGAGGATCAAACTGGACCAACATACAGATACCTTATGAAGGGAATTTTTACAATTTAACTAATGCAGGCTCTGGAGCGTTATATATTTTAGGTGCTGCTCGGGTAGGGGCAGAGGATAAGGTTTATTTATACAGATATGGAGATAATTTCCTCAAACTTGTTGATCCTAAAGACAATGATCAAATTCAACAAGGAATTTCACGAAGTATCAAATGGGATTGCGGCTCGTTAACTGGTAAAGTAAAAATTCAACTCACTAATAATAACGGTTTAGTCTATGAGTCCGGTGAAATAAACAGTAGTCAAAAATCATTTGACTACATTCCCAATCAAATTGGGAAGCAATTAGAAATGAAAATCTTGGATGTGGCTGATCCTTTAACATGTGATTCGGCTCTTGTTACAGTTCAACGATTTGATCCAAATTTATCGTGGGTTGAAATTGACTCTTCCGGCATAATTGATTTAGCGACGTTCGATCAAAGCACTGCTTATATGAGAAATAAAAATGGTGTTTATATAACAAATAATTCGGGTGCAAATTGGTCACCGGCCTCTAACAACAGAAATATTGTTGGACACTTTTTTTTGAACAAGCATACCTTTTTTATTTTAGATGCATATAGAGAGTATATCCCGCCTAATCCATTTTATGAACCTGGGTTCTTTGAAAATAGATTTCTATATAGGTATGGAAATCAAGGTCAAATTCTCAGCACCCTCTATAGTTATAGAAATGAAGTAAATACATTAATAAATCCGGTGAATAGCTCTATCTACTTTTTAAATGAACAAATAGGTTGGTTGCGTATGAATGCGGAATATTCGACAACCTTGCTGTCAACTCGAGATGGTGGCGCAACATGGCAAAATTCGAATATTGCACACGGATGAATTAACTGCAAAAAAAAGGCGCGTTTTTGAATTGTTTTGCAAGGGATGTTTGCGGATTAACTGCAAAAAATTTTAAAAAGCGCATTGCCGGAACAATTTATACTGTAATTACTTACCATTTTGAAACTGCATAAAAAACCCGTTTACGCCACGTATTACAAACAATTTGGAAATAGATACGCCGCTACCGGCAAAAATGAAACTTGCTGATTTTTGCTTATCGGAAATAACGGAAGTGCGAAAATGAGATAAAAACGTAACCATTTCCGATAATTTTACTTAGTATTTCCGATAACAGAATATTACCCAATCAATTTTCTTTTTTCCAACTCAAATTCTACCATGTCAATTAAATTAGCATCTAGTAACTCTTTTAGTTTCATTAATTGATCGATGGAAGTATTATCATTAGTGGAATTATTGGCCTTCTCCAGCTCAGATATATCTTTGAATAAGTTGTTGAAATTCTCTTTGAAAAAACTATAAACAGATTGTAAGTGCTTGTCTTTACAAGAAAATATTAAAATATGTTCTGTATCGTTTAGCGTTATTGAATAAAGCAATAAATTATCAACATCGTTTATATTCACTTCTTTATCTTTAATCCCAGACATACCGCCAAGTATAGTCCCAACCGGGCCGAAAAGTAAACTCCCAATTAAGGCGCGTCCAATAATCGATCTGTTTTTTTTAATTTTCATATCAGCTTGCCTTTTGATCGACCAAAAATTCATCTGGTTGTAAAGCAAACCGATTCTGAAATTTTCGAAAGCGAGCATGAAAGTAATTTCAAGGCCTTTAGGTCTCATTGTTAAATTTATAAACGGAGTTGCTGCTGTTATTTTTTTCTCTGCCAGCATGTTATCAATTTGCGATATACCGCCAATGTATTTCACTTTATCAATACATGCGTTTCCGGCTTTGCCACTAAAGAGACCATATTTTCCAAGATAATTCTCAATTTCTTTTTTTGAAAGTAATCTCATCTTTACCTCATAATGGTTTATAATCATTAATAACATTAAGGATGTTTTCTAGTTTATCTTTGATTTCAACAACCTCTCTATTTAACTTTTCTTGTATAAGATTTTTTTTATAATCATTAGTTGGTTCTGCTATCTTGTAATCACTAACTAATTGTTTATCATCTAAAAGCCAATTCAAATTACAATCTAATTTCTGAAGCTTTTGAAAAAAATCAAAACCGGGTTTTTGTTTACCAGACAAATAGCGTGATAAAACGGGTTGAGTTATACTCATTTCTTCTGCAAAATCTTTCAATTTACCAAACTTTAATTTAGCCCAAAAAACAAGTTTATCTTCAAAAACCAAGCTCACCTCATTTTATTTACCTTATAGGGTAAAAAACTATTGACAGTAATTACCTAATTCACTAAGTTTGTAATAAAATTATTACATAAAATTTTAATCTGATAGAGCCAACGAATGAAAATTCCTAAAAAAATACAGTTTGAAGATATTCGATTCCACAAAGGACTTATCAGACAAGAAGAATTGAGAAAGCTAACCGGGTTCAAAAGTCAAGGTTTTATATCTCAATTACTCAATAGAAAACGTTCAAATCCAAAATCAAAGCGTTCTAAAAAAGGAACAAGAACAATATTGCGAAATGCAATTGTAGAATATCATAAAGCTATGGGTATTCCGATTGAATTTGTTCCTATGCAATATAATGATTGAACTGTAAAAATTGTATTAAAATAAACCGGGAAGATTTCCATGCGGGAACTTGAAGACATTAAAACCGTTATCTATAAAACTATTCATAAAAACAAAAGCAAAAAATCCATTGAGCAAATAGCCGATGAAATGGGTATTGATGTAATGACTTTATATAAATATCCATTGCCGGAACCAAGCGGCAGCAACATGCCGCTTAAGAGACTTATACCTTTAATGAAAGCAACCGGCGATTATTCTTTGTTGAAACACATTGCCGCAATGTGCGAATATATAGTAGTAAAAGTTCCGCGCTTCAAAGCCAGCAAAGGCGACAGCAACGAAATTATTTCCAGCTACCAGGCGACGAGCTGTAAAGCCTTCAATGATATGATAGAATTTTTTAAGAATAGATCGAAAGAAAATTATCAAAAAGTAACAGAGAGTTTACGCGCTGTAATGGAAGAAAGTGTAGGAACGCAAAAATATATTGACAAAGAATTCAGCGGTCAACTGGACGCATTCGAACAAGACTAAGGAGAAAAAAATGAAAAACAAATTATTAACCGGCTTAGAACAAGCAAAAAAACTTGTTAAAGAAATTTCTCAGAATAATAAAATCTCGGTTAATTCTGTAGTGATAGAAAGATCGGTGTTGACTGAAAAAATAGTAAACATTGAACTATCACTCTCTCTCTATCGAGAAGAACAAAAACCCGGAGCTGGAAAAGTTGAAGGCTCGTTTATTTCTACCGAACCAGCGGATTCCGAGGATTGAGGATTTCATTTTGATACTGCTGCAAAATCAATTTAGCGTGTTTAATATAATAATTCATACTGCCTCTTTTGGCAGGTTCTTCAAGCAACATTAATTGTTGAGCGATGATAACAATGCCCATAGTTAAGAGATCGTTTTTAGCAATGTTAAAATTTTTTTCAAATTCTTCGTTCATACGAATTCTCGATTAGTTGAATAAATAAAGAGTCCCGCCTCTCTGCCGGCCAGCGTCAGGCGGGACTTTAACACTACATAAAGGATCACTTTATGCAACTCAAATCTAACGATTATACAAGTCTTCTTCCATCCCCCGAAGTTGCTACAACCAGCAAACAATATAAAATTTCTCAACTAGCAGTAAAGCTTAATGTTACAGATAGAGCAGTTCGTTGGATGATCGAGAATAATAAGCTACCCGAACAATATGAGTTGATAAAGATTTCCGATCGGAAAAGAATAATAGTAGAAAAGGAAGCGCTGAAGAAAGAGGAACCGAAATACATTCACCCTTCCGAACTACCAGCCGACGCGATTCTAAATATTACAAATTGTTTGAGTGATACTCTCTTTATTAAACCAAGCGGCAAAGCAAATATTAAAAAGATTGCAGAGCATGTAAACCAACATTACTGGACTGTAAAGAGATACCTTGAAGGAAATTACAAAGCGAAAGATGAAGCCCGCGCCGATAAAGGAATAAGCAGAAAGTACAAACAATACAAACCGCAATCTCAAAAAATTATTAGAGCATGTTTTGAAAAACATTTTACTAATTGCGCTCAACAAAATGTTCAGGCAGCAATAAGAGAAGTAAAAAAAGAATTGGGTGAAAGCATTCCAGTGAGATTAGCAACCGATTGGAAGCATTCTCTTTTAGGCACGCATACGATGAAACATTACTACCGAACATTTATTAAAAAATATGTTCCGCATATCCGGCGCGATTTATGGGGAGAGACAAAAAACTTTTTGGATGTAGTTGAATGCGACGTATGGCCGGTGGATGTTCCTTTTGTTGATGATGAAACAAGAAAACAAATTGATGCAGAGCTGCAAGAATTAAAAAATAAAAATTACGGACAATGGGAAGAGCAAAGAACAAAAGCATACCGTGCTGAAATGTTAGCGTTCATTGATAGAAAAACACGCTACCCTTTGCAGATTTTAATTTGTCCTCATTCAGTTAGTGCCGTTGATGTAAAAAAAGGTATGATGTTATTGATACGCGAATGGGGAATGTTCAAACAACTTTACATTGACAACGGAAGTGAATTCTTTAACGAAACAATAATTGATTTTATACATGGCATTCATTACAGCGATTCTACATGGACGGAAGGCGGACACAACCAAAAAGTAATTGAGTTAAAACAAGCTGAACAAATTGGAACCGCGAAAGCATATTCGCCATACGGAAAAGGTTTAGTTGAAAGATTCTTCCGCGAGAATAAAGACAGATGGGCGGCATATCAATTAGCTTATTCGCCTAACAGATTTGAAAGTAGAAAACCAACCTTAAGACTTTCCGCCGTACAACCAACATTGAATTTTAATGAGCTTGCTTTATCGTTGATGAACTTTGTTTACAATGATTATGTGAACGAAGAGAGACCGGAAATGTTTTTGAATCCGGCTCGGACAAAAGCGGCTGATTGCAATGTTGACAGACCGAAAACAATTAAGGAAGCTTTCGACAGAGCATATGCAAGAGAAGAATATCAAAAACAAATTGTTTCCGATTATGTACTTGCGTTCTACTATGCAGAAAAATTCAAAGTAACATTCCGCGAAGGCTGCATAAGATTAACCTACAAAACTTTTGTGATGAGATACATTCCGGTTGATGATGATATTGAAAATATTATCGAATACACTGAAAAGAAAAAAGCTCTCACTCTCCTACTCAATCCATCTAACATTTATGAATGCTGGTTATTTGACGGCAACAATAGAATAGCGCACGCGCTTGATATTCATTACAACGAAAAGTTAGGTGTTGGAATGGATAGAGCAAACTACATTCAGAAAATTCAAAACAAAGTTATTGCCGCAACACGTAAGCAGATGAAACTTGTTGATGAATACGAGCACTTAGTACGCCACGAAACAATTACAAACAAGTTTACCGAAAGCGATTTTAACCCGAGTGTAAAAATAACCGAGCAACAAAATTTTGAAGAAGAGTTAGCAGTAATTGAAAAAGAAGCTGATTCCGAATGTGTAAAAAGCATTTGGGATATTGATTTAGATGAAGATTAACACACACATATAAAGGAGTAGTACAATGGCAAAAGGTTCAATGGTGGTATCGGAAAGCGGAAAGCTAACTTCTCAAAATGATGAGATTAAAAAACTTACCCGCTCGTTTATGAAAGCCAACAATAAAATTGCTGAATATGTTGAGGAACAAAACATTCACGAAAAAACATTGAAAGAACTCAATGAAAAAAAGAAAGCATTAACGGCAAAGGTTAATGAAGAGATCAAAGAAATAAAGCAAAATCAAAAGCAGTTGCGGGACAAAGTAATATTCCAATTAGGTGAACGCTCCGCACAGGCAAAGATATTGAAAGAGCTAGGTGCATCGGTAGAGGATAAAGAAACACTGAAACGCATTCCGCAAAACTTAAAAGTGGAGATTGAACATGAATGAAGTTGATGAGGTAAAAGCGGTTGGCATTATGAAGAAAATGAGAACCGATTTACACCGGGCGATTGTTGCGCACATGAATGTTATAGGTTTAACAGAGAGTGAAGAAATTATAGAGCGCTTCAAGCGCTGGTATTTGTTCGATTATTTTAATGTTGAAACAAGCCGCGCTCTTAGCATTGAATCCTTGGAAGCCGCGAAGAAGCAATTAAAAACAGTAACGCTTGAGGAAGCGCTGAAAGGTATCACGAGAAAATATCATTTCTACACAAGTGATAAGCAATTAGTTAGATGCACTCAAGGACAGGTAAATAAAATTTACGCTGTTGCGCTCGGTAGTTTGAAAATGGGAAAGGAAAAAATGTTTGAATACATCAACACTTCTTTGCATAGAGAAGTTTGGAAATTCAAAATGTCTATGACGGAAGCGGACACAGTAATAAAACGTTTGGAGAATTTTGAAGTAAAGAAAATCCGGGATAACAGAAATGAACGAGAAAATAATAAAAGGTAAATATTCTTCCGTTGCAAAAATTATTGATGAAGATTACAAAGGCTACAATAAACCATTCGCGTTAAAGCACTACATCCAACGCTTACAAGTTGGTTACCGTTATTCCTATTCCTCAGAAACATTCTTAAAGATTGTTATAGCATATCAGTTGTATTTAATACACACAGAAAGAAAAGACATTCACTATAAAAATATAAAGGACTGGCAAATAATAGCGTGGCCGGTTCCTAAAGTAATTTCAATTAATTAAAGGAGAAACAAATGCAGAACCAAGTTCCGGTTGAAGTACTCTCTGTTGAATCTCAAATTCATTCCATGCTTTCTATTGTTAATAAAAAGAAAGAGCTGATTGGAAAGAATGAGGGTAAGCAACAGCCGCTTAAAGCTGCGCACGATGAATTTGTAGCGCTGGAAGAAAACAACAAAATGCTCAAGAAGGACATTGAGCAAGATTATAAATCGATAAAACAAATTATCGATTTCACAGAAAAGAACGCCGGATACATAATTGAAACCGGGCCTTTATTCACAGAGCAAAAAGAAGCAGAGAAGGAAGGTGAAGAATGAAAGCACTGAAAAACTATTCGAAGTATTTCAAAAAGAAATGTGCTTACGAAGAAATTCTAAAAGACATTCATCCGGCAGCATTACGTGAATTGAAAAAATGCCCGGAAGGCAAAACCGATATTGATGGTGTAGAATTTCATGTTACAAATAAACCAAAGAAAGAATACACCGAAGAGGTAAAAGCAAAAATAAAACAAATTCGTGAAGACGAAGAAAAAGCCGGAAGAGTTGATGTAAGCAGTACCGAATCTTTCGATGCTTCTATTCCGCGAAGTGTTAAAGAAAAAGTTCTCGCGGTGGTTTCTGATTTTAGAAAACACTTTGGTCTATAATGATTGATCCAAACGGCTTAACAGAAGAACTTATTGAAGCGCTGCAAAATTACGGAGTTAAGCCGTATGAGATTTCGCATTTGAAAAAAGGTTCAACAAACAAGATCGGCAGAGACAGAATGAAAAAAATAACAGCACTCTTAAACGCAACACTTGTTAATGCCGATCAGTTTGTTCCCTTTGATGAAACAAAGAAAAAAAAATTTACCGGGATAAAAAAAATATTTGTTCTGCCAGTAAACTTTGAGAAAATGTAATGACGTGTAGAAACTGCGGACTTGATTACAAAGAAGATTATCAAAACGATTTTAAGATCGTGATGAAAACTTACGACAGTTACGGACTTCCGTTCATTCACCGAGTTAGAGCTTGTCCGCATTGCAATGATTTGAGTTTGACTGTTGAAAAGCACACAGGAGAAAAAGGTTATCCAACAATCGAAATAAAAGAAGTTTACACGCTGAATAAAGTTATAGCAAACAGCACGGATTTATGGATTGCACGCTACCCCGGCGAAATAAAATTAATCAACCAAATAAAAAAGTTGGTAGAATGAACCGGTATAGAAAAATAGTTGAAACAATGAAGAAAGAATTTGCGGCAGATATTGAAGCCGGAAAGGAACAATACGTTCATGCCGTTATCCGTGAAATTGATTATGAATTCAGAAAGTATGCGGAGAAAAACACAGTAATTGATTTCAAAAAGTTTGCAGATAATATGCTAAGGCGCTTACGAGTTCCGGCAACTATTCAAACACAATTGAGCAATGATCTTGAAGATATGCAGAGAAAAATAAATACTCTCTGGAAAGAAATGTTTGAAACGGAAGTGAACACAAAGATTAGCGACCGTGCGATAACAAATCTTTTAGCTTCATATCAAATAGATTTTTCTTCGATAGATATTGGAACAACCGTACAGGAGGAAGTAAAGCGCGCTGTTAATACCGGAACGGGTTACAATACTTTAAGAGCCGCATTGCAAAAAAGAAATTTGGGCTTTGGAGAAATTGAAACATTGAGCAATACAGCAATTGCAATGTTTGATAATGCGGCGCATGTTGAAAACGCAAAGCAAGCGGGTGTAATGTACTACTTGTATGACGGCGCGGAACACCCGAATACAAGAATTTTTTGTAAAGAACATTTGAACCGCGTTTACACCTACACGGAATTATTAGCTATGAGTAACGGACAAGGTTTGGCTGTTGTAACTTCTTTAGGCGGCTACAACTGCACGCATTATTTAACTGCACTAATTAACTATGTAAGAAAAGAGTATGGAGAAATTTACAATGTTCGCAACCATAGATGAAGAAGTAAGAAATAAGAAAACAGAAGTAAGAAGTGAAACGGCAAAGGTGAAAGGTGAAATGCAACAGCTACAAGAATTAGTAATAAAAAACAAAATAGTTCTTATCACTTATGATGAAGTGGACGGATTTTATCTCTCAAAAGTAAAAGACGATCATTTTGGTGTTGATGAATTTATTCCGATTGACAAAATAGAAGTCCGCAACAATGATCTTGCAGATGCAATAAGAAATTCATTTGAGAATTGTTCTTTAGAAAAATGAATCAGAACCAACAAATATTAAACTATATGTTGGAAGGAAACAAAATCACTCCGCTTGAAGCTCTGCATAAATTTGATTGCTTCCGGTTAGGCGCACGCATTTGGGATTTGGAAAAAGAATATCCAACGCTAAAAATTAAACATGATTTAATTGAAGTAGAATCCGGAAAGCATGTAGCGGAGTATTCAATTGAAGATTTAACACTATTGCTTAGGAGTAAGTAATGCAACTAAAAGAAACAGCAATAAGAAATTATTCCAAACAAGCTTATGAGTTTGTTGATGGAAAGAACGGCTTTAAGATGCGTGGCTCTTACATACTTGAAGGTGTAAAGCAAACCGGAATTATTGAGCTCTCTGAAAAGAAAGATCATCAATCGAAATGGAAAGTTGAATACATCTATAAAATGAAAAGCTATGATACACTTGGCGAAGCATTGAAAGTTTATGAGAGTGAAAGCAATGTTGGCTGATAGCGAACTAAAACTTAACCGGTTTTACTGGTGCGAAGTGATTGATAGAAGTCATCAGTGTTTCGGAAAGGAATACAGAGTAAAATTCACCGGGTTAGTTTTTAGAAATGCGGAATACGAAACCGAGCATGTTCACGATTATCTTAATGATGACCGGGAAGCCGCAAGAAAGAAATTGAAGGAAAGAAACAAAAACACAAAAGCCGATGCAATCTTTTATTTATCTCAGATAAGAATTTATAGAGAAGCACCGGCAGATTTGTTCAATAATAATTTTAGGGATTAACAATGAATTGTATTTACTCAATGTTGTTCGCGTTTGCGGGACTGTTAGTTGTTGAATTGCTATACGCTCTTACTCTATACATACGTTTGAAAAAAAAGAGTGAGCGAAACGGATAACAAAAGCATAGACCGCACGTTCTTTGTGCCGGTCTCATGCTCAGTTATCCGCGACCCGCTCCAACTGGCGGAGCGAGGCAAGGCGGAAATAATTTAAGGAGGTGGAATGGCAAGCTTAAAAAAAATAATTATGATTAAGCGGATTAGCAGCAGACATTATCAGCTTTTACTTGAGTGCAACCACGCTGTTGTTAGACAACTTCATTTGCTAGACCAGGAATCATATTTGAAAAACTATAAAGCGCTATGCCGCATTTGTAACAATAAAAACGAGCGAGCTAACATGCTATTAAGCGATAGTGAAACGAAAAAGTTCTACGAAAAATTTGAAGAGTTGAAAAAAATTGTTTCTAGAATGAATGAAAATAAAAAATATGTAACAAAACAAATATCAGTAACTCAACTGGAACGTGCAGAAGAGCTAACAGAACAAATTCACAAAATTATTTACGAAAACTTAGAGGAGTAGAAATGAAAAAAGTTTTATTAATTCTTTGGCAACTACCGCAAACAATACTTGGTTTTATCCTTGTAGGCAGTTGGTGCATTGTTACAAGTGAGTATTACTATGTAACATTAAACGGAACCGCAATTTTTCTTTTTGACAAATTCCCTTCGTGGATATGGGGAATAAGCTTTGGCACAATTGCGGCAGTTGAAAAAGTTAAATATACATCGAGCGGAATAAAAACAAATATTGTTTCTTGGGAAACTGTTACTAACATAATGGGGCATGAACTAGGATACGCAACACAAAGTAAAATTTTGGGACCGGTTTATCTTATAGCAATTTTATTGCAGCATGTTACAATTTGGATTCCTTACGAAAAAAGATTTATGGAAGCATGGGCTAACAAGATTGGAATAAAAGTTACATGCGGTTACAACGGTAAAGCATTTAAGATTGTGAATTAAAATAGAGAGAAACAAAATGGCACAGACAATAGAGAGAAACAAAATGGCACAGACAAATGAAATGTTTTTTTACAATACAATTAAAGCCGCACAGCAAATATTAGCTGAATGGATTTTGCCGGATAGCAGAATAACAGACAAATTTGCCCTATCGGAATTATTGGGGATACTTGACTCCCAAGTGCTGGTAAGGAAAATGTGCGAACTAGAAACAAAAGTATTCCCGTTAATACATGAAAAATTTTGGAAAGATAGTCCAAATGTTGAAAGGACTTATTATTCTAAAACTGAAAAAACTATGCAAGTAGAATATAAAAATGGAAACAAATACCGATATACCGAATTTCCATTGGAACTGTGGAATGAATTAATCAAGGCTGAATCAATTGGTTCGTTTTTGCATAGGTATGTGAAGGGATGTTTCAGTTACTATAAAGTTTAGAAGATTTAACAAGAGGTTTATCAAACTCAATTACAACTTAATCCCGCTACGGCGGGATTTTTTTTGAGACGGGATATTTTTTTTAGACGGGATATATCCCGTCTCTACTGTAATTTACGAATGATGTTTGCTGCCATTTCTTTTGATGCAAGTAAGCTTAACTCTTCAATTTCTTTTTTGCTAAAGCCCATGTATATTTTTTTCTTCTTACTCTTACCGGCTCCCATAATGTTTTGCCAGATAGAAATTTGTTTTGCGCGTTCATCTTCAAAACCTAATTTTGCTTCGCGCGGTTCAACAGAAACGGCTGCAAGGTTTCTCATTACTTTGCCGCTCCAACTCATAGTAACAACATCGCTATTCTTTCCGGCTAACTGGCGTATGCGTTTATAACCTTCCGTTACCAATACCCAAAGCGAATTTGTTTTTTTGCTTCTGAAAAGATGAAACTTATCGGGATCACTTTTTGCAAGTGAATTGATTTTATTGCCGGTCATTTTATTAACAGCGCCAACAGGCATTGCAAAAGGATTGGTAGAATAATTTTCGGAACCGGGAGAGCTGCCTTCTAGGTATTGCCCTTTCTTTGTGCGCTGCCTAATTATAAAAATTCCTTGACCGGCAACGCGCTGCATAATTATTCTATCGGTAACAGCATCTTGTATTTTATTAAGTACCGGTTCCATTATTTATTAACCGGTTCCTTTTCAATTTCTTCCGGCTGCATAAAATATTTTAATTCGCCGTCGCTGCATTGAACTAAGTATTCAGTTACTTTTTCATTCTTAACGGAAGTTATTAAATAACCGGTTACAATAAATTTAATATCTTCATAAGCGCGGTGTTGAACCTTATCGCCTTTTTCAAAATCGGTATCGAATACAATTATCAAATTACTTCATCTCCCTCTACCGGTTGTGTAAAGCCGGTTTTCTCATACACTTCATTTTTCTTAAGAGGAATTTTTGCAGCTCTCAATTCCGAAATTGTACGCGCGTTTGTTTCAAAATCTTGGGCCTCATCAACATTAGTTTCGTAAACCGGAAAAGCATCGCGCGGCTCGCCGTAATTCATCAAGTAATCTTTCTTGATGTATTGCTCGGACATAACATCATCAAGGTTCAATATATCCGCGTACAAATAATCTTCGCGCACATAATTTTGAATTTTGCCAAGCGCGAAGCTTCCAACATTGCCCGATTGTGTTGTTAGATTTTGTCCGAGCATGGAGATAGACATTTCAGTATTGACACCATTAATAAATTTTTCGTGCATAGTGCCAATACCTTCGCGTACAGCTTCAAGAAATTTTATTTCAACATCTTTACTGAATGCCGCTTTGCCGTCGTTGCCTAAGTTGCGTAAACCTTCAGTTACTTTTGCAACCTCTTCCGGTTTTGCTTTTATATCATACATAGCAACAATCAAAGCATCGGAAAATTTTTCATTTGCTTGAGCCCAATAAAATGTATCCCAATATTTCAACAGAATATAAATCATGTTTGTGCGCGCAATAGCTCCGGGAAAATCATTGTCAATTCCTTCAAGCGGATTGTAACGCATAAACAAATGAGTATCAATATCAAGCGGAGCGCGGGAAAAGTTTCCGGTTTTATCGGAAGTAATTTTATCGAGTCCGTCTGATGTTGTAAGAGAGTAATCCAAATCAGTGAGATCCAAAAAACTTATTTTCTTAACACAAGATTTATAGATGGGATGATTATCCCAAAGTAAATTTGTTGCACTCAATCCATATACAGCGCCATTCATTAAAACACTTTTCGCTTTGTTCAATTTACCAAAACGAAAACGCTGTTTTATTTCATCAAGTTTTTTCTTTTCAGCATCGGGAACCGGAACATCATCCGGGAATTTTATCCGATAAGGAAAACCGAGCACAGCAAGCTTGCGTGTTTGCATCAAACCAAAGAAGTGTCTATCGGCTTGAGGCAAACGTTTTAAGAATGAGAGCAATTTTCTTGTGTCTTTATAGCGGGCATCTTCATTGGTTGCAAGCTTAACATAATTTTTCACTTGGTCGAAAGTTGGAAGCAATGAACTTTTAAGATCGGGATTGTAGTAAGGCATAGTAAACTCCTAAAAAACTTTTGTTAAATTTCTTTTAGATACGGAAATGTAATTGAAGCGCTCCCGCTTGTTGTATAAATAATCCGCAATGTTTTCAGTAAGCAGAATATGATAGAGACAGATAATCAAATCCGCCGCATCATCTTTGCTTCCTTCTTTTTTCGAAACAAATTTGAATACTTGTTTAAGAAAAGTTTTTCCCTCTTCGCTTTCGGAAAAGCCCGGAGGAAAAAGAAAAACACCATTTTTCCATTCGTTGCTGCATGGTGTAGAAATGTTATCAACAACTAATCTGTAAAAAGTAATGAACGGGAACATTACATTCTCAAGCGCTTCAAAGTTATCAATGTGGTTAGTCCACGAACTTTCTTGAGCTACGTTCCCGTCCATTCCAAATATTTGTATGGAACCTAAATTGTTGCACTGATTAACACACTCCAAATAATCTTTAAGAAGATCGTTTGCTTTAGCGTAACTTTTACAGCGCGGGAATAGAATAAATATTTTTTTGCGCGTTGGAGAAAAAAACATTCCGGCTAAAGCTGTTGTATCTCCCTTTCCTTTCTTAGATAAATTTTGGTCAACATACACAGCGCCGGTTAAATCATCCGGGAAAGATTCCCAATCGAATTCAGCATAGAACTCTTTTGGAAATACGTGAGCTGATTTTAGAACCGGTCTTCCTTGACCGTTGCCCGCCCAATCGTAAGAATCATTCATTCCCATTAACTTTTGCATTTCCGCTTCTGATTTAGCGGGATAGCGCGCAAACCAAATTGATTTATATCTACCGGCTCTGTTTTTATCCCATGCGGCGTAATGATGAACAATAAAATCGGGATTAAGAATTCCTTTCTCGAACTCTTCAAGCATATCATTTTGAGCGGTGTCAATATCAAAGTTGTTTCCTTCCGCAATCAAAGTGCCGCGCTTACCAAGTGAGCCGCGCATTTCATTCAACATTTTTATTCTATCATCACGCATTTCTTTTTTGCTTGAGGAGTTTGTTGATTCCCAATCAGTTAAGAAAATTAAACCGTAACGTGAAAAAGAATTTGCAAGTCCGCGTGAGCTTCTTTCCATTGAGAGAGCATCTAAATAAGTTCCGCGCGGATTTTTATTTGTACGGACAAAAATTTGCTCTTTACTTTTTTGAACGAATGTAATTTCAAAATCATGTTGTATGCGTGGCGAGTTTTGCAGAAAGAAAATAATATCAACAATTCTTTTCTTTGCCGGAATTAATGTTTCACTGCCAACAGCAATTTGCCTTCTCTTACCATAAAGAATTATTTGAATTATTTTTTTTATGAAGTTGGAAGTGCTTGCAACATCGCGCGGCTTAATTAGTATGTGCGCTTTTTTATCTTCCAGTTCTGTTAAAGCAGTAATTTCTTTATGAAAAATTCCGGGAGGACAAAAATCTTCATGCACTTCAGGAGGAAAATAATTCTTATCGAAAAAGAAAAAATCATTTTCGCTTCGTTCAACTCTTTCGGCTTTAGCTTCCGGCGTTCTCTCTTTAGCTGCAAACTTTGAGGAAGCCGCATATTCGGAAGCAAGAAAAAGTTTTCTCTCATCAACACTCCGCTCCGCAATTATTTTGTCAAATTCAGAGCTTAAATCTTGTATGAATCCTTCCATAGCAGAAACTTCCTAAAATCGTTTATAAGGCGGTTTTGCCAAAAAGATGGGGTATAACTCATCTTTGAAGACAAAATCGGTTTTTGAGCGGGTTGGCGAATTCCAAATTATGGTCATTTTAGCGGTTGTGGTCATTTTTACAGTTCCACATTACTTTTTAGCTTTTCATACTCTTCCAAGTATATTTTCTTGATTTCATCCAATTCCAATTCCGGTTGTAAGCGAAGCATAATTCTCATCATTAATTCAGCATTCATTCCCTTCATGTGAGATTGTAATTCGAGCGCTTCCAAATTTTTTAGCAGTGCCGATGCTTTTTGAATTAATGTAAGTTTAACATCCGGTGCATACGTTCTGGTTTTCAAATCTTTAACAGCTTCATGCAAACTTGTTTGCAGCATTTCTATAAGAGAAATGTTTTCGCGATCGTTAGGTTGAGTTCCTTCGCTTTGCTCAGGATGCCTTTTCGTTCCTTTGTCGGAACGAACGGCACTTTTCATTTTTACTTTGCCGTATATAACAGCATTAACCTGGTGAATTGAACAACCGATATAATCTGCAATTTCTTTTGGTTTATGATTGCCGCTATTGAACATCTCTTTAATTTCTTTGCGTGTACCGGGAGAAAGTTTAGGAGATTTTTTTCTTTTGAGATTTTTCATTGTGCAAAGTCCATCATGTAGAATAAATTTAATTTTAGAATTGCTTGATCGGCTCTTTTAGCTATAACATCGAACGGTCTTTTCTTTACACTGATAATCACTAATTCATTTACTCCGCTAGTATTGCTTAACTGATAATTACCCGGAACAAGACTTAATATTTTTTTTGCTATTGTGAAACACTCCGCAAGATTTTTGCCCGGCGTACCTTGTTGGGAAGAACAAATTATAATTGGTGTATCAATTGCAATATCAACGGGAGAACCGGCGCTGTTTTGTTCGTCGCTTTCTTCAGGCATTTCAAAACAATATGTGTAAGGCGGATTAAATTCTTTTCCGTTTGATTCCTCATTCATTTCTTGAGCGGTTGTTATTCCAATCTGTACAAGATTTGTAGTTTGAATGAGATTTATTTTCTCGATTACTTTATCCGGCGTTACCATTTATAAAATTCCCGTAATTCTTTTTGTTGATTCAAACATTGGTGTTAGTGCTGATGTTAAAACAATTGCGGCTCCGGTTGAATCGTAAAGAGTATCTTCGCCGCTTTTTATTTTATCAAGATCACTCATTGCATCTTGGTACATATTTTTCCTTTTCTGATAATCCCATGATTCTTTAGTTACACCTTCTTTACCGGCGATATACCAAAGACAGATTCTGCAAGCAATATTTTGTAGATAAACGTTTGCTGTTTCGGGAGTTGCGGGAGTATCAACGCCAAGTTTACTTTTTATAATTCCATCAATTTGTTTAACGATGGATTCAATGTTTACAAAATCCTCTTGCTTAACCATGAAGGAATTTTCTTGATAAAAACTTTTTAGAACACCCGTGTCTATATAACTCATAACGTACCTAAAATATTTGTTCCAAAGGTAAATGATGGATTTATAAAAAAGTGTCTATTAGTACCAGTAGCCAACTACATACAAATCAATGCTTTAGATTCGCTGGTGAAATTTGAAACGAAAAAAGAAAAGGAAGGAAGAAATGAAAATCATAAAAGGTAATGAGTTGAAAACTGGTACTGATGAAAAACAGAAAGACGATCAACCCGCTTCGACTAACGTCGAGCGAGGCAAGGATCAAGATCAAGAAAAAGAAAAGAATGAAAATCAGAAAGCTGATGTGAACGAAAAATTAAAAGACGATCAAGAGCATGAGCACGATCAAGATCACGAAAAAGAGAAAGATATGAACGGATACGAATTTGAATTTAAGTTTGTTGAAAGCGGCAAAGAAATTGAAAAGAAAATTTTGTTCGGTTCCGGCAATGAAGCCGATGCAATAAAGGAAGCGAGAAGTAAAGCTGATGAATATAGCGCCGGAAAGTTTGAAGTAGTATTCACCGGTAACTTTAAGAAAATCATTTCGGAGGAATAAGATCGTGGACGTAAAGAAACTTGTAGCAGCAATAAAAGCATTCTTCGCAACTAAAAATATTCAGCTCGGAGAAAATGATGCCGCATTGGAAGCAGAAGTTGAAAGATTGATGAAGGATAATTCTACGAGCGAATTTGATCTATCGAAATTAGATTTATCCAAGTTTGGAAATTCCGGTACGGAAAAAGTTTTACAAGCCGTGTTAGCTAATCAAACGAAGTTGGAAAATGCTGTTACCAGTATCGCAACAATGGTAAAGCAAAGCGCCGATTCGGTTAAAGCTGAAAAAGATGCAATAGAGGCTAGCAAGAAAACGCAACACGAAACCGATGTTAAAAAAGCTGTTGATGGTTTAATCATAACTAAGAAAGCTTTCCCGGAAGCAATGAGAGAGCATCTTACAAAAGTTGCAACTGCCGATCTTGATTCATTCAACATTATTTATAAAGACGCGAAAGCGGGAAAAGAATTTACACCGGAGAAACCGGGCGAGGAAGGAAATAAAAATGTTGCAGTTAAATCAACAAGCGGCAATTCAAAAGCATTAAAAGCAATTCAAGAGTTTCAAGCAAATTCGGCTTCTGTTGAATCAACGGAAACAAAATAATTTTTCAATAAATATTAGGATATAGAAATGAACATTGCACAAATTGGAAATCTCGGCCCGCGCGCTCAGGCATTGTTAAGTTTAATCTTAGCGCAATTACAAATTTTCCGCGTTGCTGAATTCAGATTGGACGCATCAACACATTTACATGCAGTTGATAAACATAGTGCAACCGGTACTGCTGCAAGAGCTGAGGGAGCCGATACAGTTCAGACAGATAAACAAGCTCCATCAACCGAAGCAAAGAGTTTGAATCTATATACACGAGATGCAACAATTGATAAAGTTAGAACTCAGGATAAACTTTTAGGGATTGGCACTGAATTCCAAAAGTTGTTTGCAGATCAAAGAATGGATTCAAATGTTATTGCTCTAGCTGAGGAAGTCCAGAATCACATGTTCACTGGCACATTGACAAACAATCAAATGCTTGGGCTTCTTGAATTAATTAAAGATGCTGATGTAGCCGGACAAACGGCGCGTGGTGGTTTTACTCAAACTGAATTAGCAGCAATGAAAAGTAGAGCTGAACTAAAGCTGGATACGACCGAAAACCAATATGCTTTTGTTGAATTAATTGAAAAGGAATTGGCGAATGTTCCGGGTGCTAATGCAATTTTAGTAAATGCGAATGTTGGTGCAAGATTATCAACCATTGCTCGAAAAGTTTCCGCGCTAGGAATGACGATGGATCAATTTGGGTTCCCTTTGCAAACATTCAACGAAGTTCCAATTGTAAAAGTCCCAACCACTGCAATATCTCAGACGATGAGCGACGGAGTAAACGCGGACTGCACTGCTATTGCAATTGTAAGGTTTGCAGAAAGACAAGGAATGTGTTACTCGACAAACTCGGGTTTCTTGTATCAAGATTTTGGAGAGATTGCCGGAAGCAGCCATAAGGCAGAGGCCAATTTGTTTTTATCAACAACGGTTGAGAAACAAAACGCAGTAAAAATTATTTACAGAATTAGATTATAATCCCGATTGATGGTCTGGTGCGGGAACCATATTCCTCCCGTGCTAGGCCGTCGTAATTTTTATTCAAAATTATTTCTTTGTTCAAACATATTTGAGGTGTTAATGAAACTAAAATTTTTGATTCCGTTACTGCTTATTCTTTTTGCGTTCTCGATGGAGGCGCAAGTAAGTGTAACAACAACTTACAATCACGACGTGTATAATCAATACAGTTTTTCCGATGCACTTTCCGGAACTGCAAATGATACAACGGCGGAGATTGCTCCTTATTCAAAAGGGACAGTCGAAAATATTCTTTCACTTTATTCCTACACCGCTCAAGCCAATGATTCTGTCTACATAAAGATATATAGAGAGATTCAAGCGATTGACGGAAAGTGGACAAATACAACTTTGGTAGGTATTGATTCGCTCGGAGGTGCGAAGGTTTGGAGCGACACCTTAGCGCATAATTTTTTGAAAGTAAGATATGTACTTGACGGCTCCAACAGCACCACAAAGAAAAATGGTTTAGGAACAACTTACAGCGTAAACGTTCTTAACGCGAGAACGAAGAAAATAAAGTTGGAATAAGTTTAATACTCCTTGCTTAAACCGGCTGCATTAACACCCGGTAAGCTAATGCGGCCGGTGATTTTATAAACCTTAAAAAATAATGATGATGAAATTGAAAAATATTTACATGTACATTTTAGGAATTATAGTTGTGCTCGCGGTACTTACAATTGTTGCGGCGCTGATATTCGTTCCGATACCGGCAATGAATAAAGACATTCTGAATATTGTTCTCGGTGCGCTGTTAGCACAGTTTGCAAACATCATTCAATATTTTTTTGGTTCATCTCAAGGCAGTAAAGATAAAGGCGATTTAATACAGCAAATGAAAAACACAAACGCGGGTGCGCAATGAAAGAATTTATTACAAGCTACTTAAAAAAGTTTGAGAGTGATACTCTCCGTTACATACAAGCAAATATTGTTGCTCTTGTAATAATTCTTTGTGCTCTTGTTGCGTTAGTGGTTTGGATATTACCAAACGAAAAACAAATTGATGAAACCGAATATTCTGTTAACTCCGAGATTGCAAAGAATACAGATTTACGCACGATGGAATATGTTGACGCACAGCTTGGTTTGAAGCAAGATAAAAAGTTAGCTGAAGTAAAAACGGCAAAGAAGCAAAATTTATTCTTTCACTTTTTTGCTTTCATTCCAATACTCGGAGTGATAACGGTTTTTATGGCAATGTTAATGCAAGCCATTTACACAAAAATTCAGTTTACAAAAAACTTGTTAGCCGGTATGCGGATATTAAGCGCAACGCTTTATTGTTCTACACTAATTGTGATTGTTGTTTTTGCTCTATGGTACATTAAAACTTACTTCGTAATTGCATGAAAAATATTTTAGCAAAAATATTACTGCTTATTCTTTTTACTGCAAGCATTACAGCACAGGCAAAAACAACCGAGCCGGTTGTTCAAACTAATACGGCACGGATTGAAAGAACAACGGAAGTTGGTATTTCTTTAATAAAATATTTTGAAGGTTTGCGACTAAAAACATATAGATGCAGCGCCGGTGTTTTAACAATTGGAATTGGACATACCGGAAGCGATGTATTTGCAAACCAACTAATTACAAAAGTGGAAGCGGTTTTATTGCTGAAAAAAGATTTAAGAAGATTTGAAAATTATGTTGATAAAGTAGCTGTTAGAAATATTAAGTGGCATGAGTTTGACGCGCTTGTATGTTTTAGTTTTAATCTCGGTTATAGAATTGATGCTGTTATGAAAGAAGCAATTAACAGAAGTAACACGAAGTTGGTTTTAGTAAAAATGTTGCGTTACAACAAAGCAAAAGTAAACGGCAGTTATATTGTTCTAAACGGATTGATGAAACGAAGAAAAGCGGAAGCAGCGCTCTATCAAAATAAATTATCAAGCTCTTTGAAGCTTGCAATGATGTGAGAAATGGAAAAAGCTAAAGCTGTTGATATTGTACTTGTGTTTGCTATTCTGATAATGATCGGAGTTGCTATTGAAATGATCTCAAATTGTTCGGGAAGGAAAAGTGTTGTTGAAACAGTTATTGTAAAAGATACTGTTACAAGAGTTGATACTATCCGCGTTCCTAAAACTATTTACGTTACAAAGTTGCAAGCAAAACTTGATACAATATTCGTTAATAATAATCCGGTTCAAGTTGCTAAAGCCGATACAACTTTACAGAAAGATTCAAGCAAAATAGATATTAGTTATTTCTTTCCGCCGTTAAATTATTTTGAAGCAAAGTTTGACATAAAAGAAAAAATAATTGAAACGTTAAAAACAATTACGGAAACAATAACTGTTACTGTAGAAAAGCCGGTATATCAACAATGGACTTTCTGGAGTACGATAGCGGCTGTTCTTTTATTATTTGTAGTGAAATAAAAAACATTAACGAAAGAAAAAGGAAATGAAAACATTGCATAACAATTTTGAAATTCTCAGTGTGAATGGTTTCTCTGTTGTGTCTGTAATACTTGCATGGTTTACACAATACACCGGCTTACTAACTGTACTTGTTTTGATTTCCAGTTTGGTTTATAACTGTATAAATATTTATCGAACATTGAAAAAGAAAAAGAGTGGTGAAAAATGAGTGAAGTTGTTGCCGGACAAATTTGGAAATTGAAAGAACCGCTTTGGGCTAAAACATTTGGACAAGGTGAGCCGCCTACTGCAATGAAAATGCAGTTTGGTGAAAGAGTAATTGAATTAGAATTTGGAAAAGAATTTAAAGCAAGCGGAAGCTGCGACTATAATAATGATCCGCCAATATGTTCGCTTAACCAAACTCCGCCGTTATTGAGAACTGAGTTCATTGAAAAAAACATTGAACAATTTGAATTAATTGAAGATGTAATTACAGAAGAAAAATTATAATAAAAAATTAGAGGTAGCCAATGGCAAACAGTAAATATTCCGGTATTAAAAAAATTGAATACGCAGCAACGGGAACTGCTTTTGCAAGTCCGGTTGAAATTACACCAATCCTTGAAGACAGCGACGGGCATACACCCGAAAGTCAGAAAGAAGGATTGAGTGACGGAAGAAAAGTTTACGCCGGAACAAATAACAAGTTCACGGTAAAATGTTTAGACCTTTCAAAATTTGCCGCGCTTGAAACATTGATGAAAGCGGATAGCGGAATTGATATTCGTGTTACGGATATGGAATCAAATCTCAATACAGTTGTTGTTGGTGCAATTCCAATTGTTTCGAAACCGGCAAATGCAGCTGCGCTTAAGAGAAATTATTTTACGCTAGAATGTGAGATTGCAGTAGTATAACGCTTCGACTTCGCTCAGCGCAAGCTCCGATCCTCTCCTTAAAATAAGGAGAGGGAGAAAAGATTAATTGAATAAGGATTTTTGAAATGACAGTAACGGGACAAAAGAAAATATCTATTTACGATCCGGCAACGGGAACGGTTGTTCAACTAAATAATATTTCCGAGGAAGGTGAGTTCGAAAAGAAAGGCGCATTTATTAAAACAAGCGCGGGCAGCAGAATGTATTCCGGCGATGAAAGCAAAGCGGAATTCCTTTCGCTCGATTGGACTGGCTACGATCAACTTGTTACATGGATGAAAGAAAGAACTCCCGTTCGCTTTGTTACTTACGGACTTGATGAACACATACTTTGGTATGAAGACACCTTAATAACAGTTGATTTGAAAACTGTTTTCTCACCTTATAAAAGAAGCGGCTTCAAAATATATTTTGAAAAAGCGGGCGGAGTGCATGGGATATATAAAGGATGCAATATTCTTTATGCAGTTTTAGGTTATTCTGATGGAAATAGTGATAATAAAGCAGATGGCTACACAATCGCGACAGACGGCGGTTCATTTAGCTTTCTTTTTGAAAACGCTGCTCAAAAAATTATCTGCAATTCAAATGGACAAATTAATTCCTTTTCATACAGCCTTATCTATCCGATTGCGGGTTGTAATTTTTTCTTGAAACAAAACAAGGGAATGAACGATAATTTCTCTTATTCTCATCATTGTATAAGCTATAGCTTTAGTGAAACTGTTCTCAGTCAAGACATAACAAGTTCTAATGTTACGTTAAATCATGTTACCTCTTCAAATATTTATAAAATACAAGTACGATTAATAGTATATAACACAAATGCGATAGCTGGTAATGTTGCCCATATCGGGAGTCCTAATCTATCAACGTCAAGCGGTACAGGAATTGTAAATTATTAATGATAACCGGTGCAAAATATAAATCTCTCCGCATGTTGCGGTTAAAGTATTCCGGTACAAGCGCACAAGAACAATTTGAAATTATTAACGAATTCAAATTGAATGAAGAGTACAAAGCAATTAATGAGCTGCGAATTCAAAGGGATGTTATAGAAAATTTTATTGTAAAACTTAAAACGGAAATTGATCTTAATACTCAGTGCAAATTTACCGGCAAAGTAAAAGAACTGGAAACAGAGCTTGCCGCAATTGAAACACAACTGAATGAGATTAACAGTGAACTTGCTAATAAAGATGCTGAAAAGATTTCTGTTGTTGAATATTACGAAAGCCTCTTTGAAATTTTATTTGGTGAAAAAAAACCGTTCGACGAAATAGATATAGCGGCAGTAAACAAAGCATACAAAGATTTTTTTTTGAGTTTGTAAAACAGTTCTCTCAGTTTGTTAATGATCTTGAAATTCTTAAAGAACTTCCTTCTCCGCCAAAAATTAAACGACCACCGGAATATGAGGATTACGATAACGATGTAAAATTTGTCCGGGAACAATATTACAAGATGCACTGGGAATACAAAAGCATACTTCTTAGATTTACTTCCACACCGCAAGAGTTCGATTACCTTTTCAACAAGCCCGTTCACGAAGTTTCAAAATTCATTATTAAAAAACAGTTAGGCGCAGAATGAGCGACATAGAATTAAAATTATTACTCGATGGAAAACAACACGACGCCACACTTCTTAACAGTGATAAAATTTGGCAGCAATTAAGAAGAACCGCGCTTGATACATACAACAAAATGCAAAGCGGAAGTAAACCAGTTGAAGGTTCACTTGGTGCAATGCGTGAACGTCTCGAAAGATTGAATTCAATTTTTGACAGAACAAAAGTTGGCAGCGATCGTTTTAATTCTATTGCGGCGGAAGTTGGAAAAACAAAAGATAAAATTAGAGAAGCAGAAGCACAGGCAGCAATATTTTCTCATAGAACTGAAAGCGTTGCTGATAAATTAAGCATGTGGGGAAATGCTGTTACCGGTTTTAATCAAGGATTAGAACTTGCAAGAAAAGGATTAGATTTTTTTAGCAAGCCTCTTAACATTGCCGGACAGTTTGAAGATGCGAAAGTTCAACTAAGTGTTTTACTTGGCGGAGTTGATGCGGCACAAAAAAGAATAGATGAACTCGCTCAATTTAGTGCGAGTACACCTTTTGAATTTCCTCAGATAGTGCAAGCCTCAAAAGTTTTACAAACATTTGGCGGAGATATACTAGCAGTCGGAAAAAATTTAACAATGATTGGTGATGTAAGCAGTGGAACCGGGCAACCGATTGAAGAACTCGCGTTACATTTTGGAAGATTGTACGATTCAATACAAAGCGGCAGACCGGCGGGCGAAGCATTAATGCGTTTGCAAGAAATTGGAGCGCTTACCGGAAAGAGCCGTGAGGAAATTGAGAAAGCTATTTCTTCCAACAAAGATGCCGCCGCAACTTGGGATATTGTTACAAACTCGCTAGGCAGATACAAGGGAATGATGGAACAACAAAGCCAAACCTTAAACGGAATGGCAAGTAATATGAGAGATCAAATTACTTTGTTGTTACGCGACGCGGGTAATGAAGTACTGCCAATTGCAAAAGATATTTATGATGTGTTGATTCCGGCAATTGGCGACTTGCGCGGGAACCTTGATGTAATTATTCCAACTATGAAAACAATTGCAATCGTAACAGCCGCATGGACTTTAGCAATGTATGGAGCGGAAGCGGCTGCAAAAGCTAAAGCAATTGCAACAGCATTGGCGACATATGCGGTTAAGCTTTTCAACTTTACGATGGCAATGAATCCAATCGCCGCAACTGTTGCCGCGCTTATTAGTTTAGTCGCAATACTTGCTCAAGTAACAGATGGATTTAATTTCACTACTATGGCTGTTAAAGATGAGATAAAAGCAAAGAAAGATGAAATAGAATCAACAAAAATTAGTTTGGGCTTGCAAGAAGATAATATTAAGAGACTGATTGAAGAAGCAAAAAGAACAAACGCTACTGCCGAAACTATTGATAACTTAAATAAGAAACTTGAAGAAACAAATCAACGAAGAATACAGTTAGCAAATACTGAAAGTTGGATTAAAGCAACAGAAGCAGCAACCGAATATATTGACAGTTTAGAAAACCTTGCCGGTGGTGTAATTGGAAATTTGCTTTCCGGTAAAAGTGTTGGTGAAACTGTTCTTGATGTTCAAAATGCTTTGAGTCGTGAGGAGTTTGCAAAGACTCAATTATTTACCGGAAGTATTGAAAAGAGAATTCAAGCTGCTAACGTTCGTATGAACGGCGCTACACTTGAGCAAAAGAAAATATTATTAACATATATTCAAACTCTTCAAAGCATGGATTCTCTAAATGCGAATGCTTCTAAAGTTCCGGTAGTAGGAATTGTTGCAAAAGATGAAGAGAAAAAAATAGGTGAATTAAAAAAGGAAGTTAATACACTTAAAGCTAGTCTTGATAATTACAAGCCGACTCAGTTAGCTGAAATTGAAGCGGTAAATAAACAGATTGAAGCTAAAGAAAAATTGATTAGTGTAATTGAGAAAGAAAAAGTTTCTCGCGGCGGCTCAAGCTCTAACAAAGTTACTACAACTGTTGAAACTGTTAAGCGCGATATTACAATTCCAAACTTGCAAGCAAAAGGAGCCGATACGCAATCGAGCAGCTATCAAAAAGAAATTGATTCGATGAATATTCTTAATGCCGCGAAGGAAGAATTTTTTAGAAAAGATTTGGAGCGGTATGAAGAAGAAAAATTTAATCAATGGCTGAACGTTGCAACACAAACCGAAATAGATAACATGCTGCTTGCAGAGCACCAGAATATTTCATCATTAAAAAGCCAGTTACTAGCGTCGGAAGATTTAGAAAAACAACAAGCTTTAGAAAAAGATATTCAACGCGCGGAACAAAAGAAAAATGTCTTACAAAATGAAGCTCAGGCATTAAAGAACTATGTAATTCAAGAAATGCAATATGGAACGCAGCAATATGATGCAAAGGAAAATTTAGGAAAACAATTCAATAGGCTTGCAAATGAAGCCACACGCAACGCGATTTCGAACGCAATTATGGCATCTGTTGCTGAAGAAATGGCTTGGGTAGTTAAGATTGTTCCGTGGCCGTTTAATATAATTGCCGCACCGGCAGCCGGTTTAGCAATTCAATATTTGTTAGAACAAGCTATTCCAAAATTTGCAACCGGCGAAGTTGACATAGTTGGAAGCTCTCACGCGAATGGCGGAAGGATGGTGAACATTGAGGGCGGAGAATCAATTATTAACAGAAACGCTACTCAAAAAAATAGAGATGTGCTTGAGTTAATAAACAACGGTGCAACTTTATCAGTTTCGGAACAAAATCGTGCCGCAAAAATAAACAGCATTTTAACAATGCCATTGCCAAATAATACTGTAAATAATTTTTCCAATGTATCCGCAAATTTTGAAGCGGGCATGAATAGAATGTCTGAAAGATTGGAAAGTAAATTTGATAAACTTATTGAAGTAGAAAGAAAAATTACTCTATCACTTTCTGAATTTGATGAAAAATACAGCAACTATAAAAAATCAATTGATGAGTTGAAATAATGGCATTCACTAAATTTGTTGAGACACCGCTTTACTACAACACCGAGCATAATTACAAAGTTGAATTATACATTGATGACGCGGCTCCTCCAGCATTAAGAACAATGCAAACAACCGGCGATTATAAAATTACGCGCGGCAATGCAAGTCCGGCACATAAGTATGAACCAATAGCCAACACCTTCGCAGATATTCAGTTTATTGATGAGGCTGGATTTTTGCAAGGAATAATAGAATCGAAACCGGATCACTTATTGAAGTGTAGAATTATTGAAGACGGAACAACGGAAGTGTTTGCGGGATTTATTACAGCTAATAGATTGAAAAGAAAATTCTTGCAAGAGCTGGAAACAATATCTATCCGCGCTTACGATGGCTTTAATTATCTTAAAACATTTACAGATTTTACTCTACTGCCGCAAGGCAAACAACCGATTTCGAATATGTTAATGGCTATTCTTAATAAACTAAATCTGAATAGAAACCTTTGGCTCTCAATACAAACATATCCAACAACAACTACAACACCCATAAAACCGGCTGATTTTATCGGCTTCGATGTTGCTGATTACTCTTTATTAAATGACGATGCTACTTACTACGATTTGTTAGTTGATTTATTGAAGTCGTTAACATGCCAACTTACTTCTGATAGCGGAGATTTTTGGATTAGGCAGATACCTACTTTTGTGAGCGGGACACTTTATTTTCAGAAAGTAAATTATTCGACCGGTGCTTCAGATTACAGCACATCAAGCGTAACCTTTAGCAGCTTAACTTCGCATCTTGCGGAAGCTCCAAAGAAATTTAGTATGAAAAGCATTGATAAAATTTCTTTCATTCAATCGGTAAAAAAAGATGATGCTGTTAAGTTCATGCAGCGCAAAAAATATTTAACATGGGTAAATCCATTTTTCAAAGATGGTGTGAACGGATGGACGCAATACGGAGCGGCTGGTATATTTGATAATTGTGTCCATGTATATCCCACTAACAGTTTGGAGCAACTTTCAAGTTATATAACATGCGGCGAAGAAATTGAAATATTATTCTCGTCAACCGTAGTACAGTGGATAAATAGCATATCTGAAAACATGTATGATATTCCGTTAGTGCGCTTAATTGCATTAGAAACGGGAAGCGATGCTGATGAAGTGAAATATTATAATTTTCAGACTGATACGTGGGATAATTCCTTCTTAGGTAATGATGCAAAGGTTGATTTGGAAGTTGAGACGCCAAAATATCCGGGGGCATTAGTAAAGAGTTTAGGCATTCCGAATTATTACATGAAGACGCTTGTCAAAAATATTTCTACGACGATGCCAAATTTTACTAACGGTAAAGGATCAATTTGGATAGTACTACTTGGAGGCACAGCCTCACCAAACTCTAAACCTAAGAACATTACAGCGCAACATAACTACGCAATAGTTAGATATAAAGAAACTGTTGCTGATAATAATAATCCATTCCCCACAGAAGAACGCCATATATGTTCAATATCAGTTCCAAAGAATTTGAGTGAGATTAATGTAAAGTTTAACGATACCGATCCATATATTCCTTTATCGTTTTATGACATGAACGATTCGTATTGGGAAGGAGCATCCGGAGGAACGACTTACGTTAAAACAGTTTTTTGGACACCCGGAACATTGCCTTTAATGCAGTTACTCTCACAAAATATTCTTGAAAGTGATGCAAACAATTTGACCGGCTTTGATGTTGTATTCAATACAATGCCTGGTAGTAAGCCGATGTTTTATAATCGCGTTTCTGCCAATTACGAAGGACTTGGAGCTAAAATATATTTGCCTGTCTATGAAGAACGTTACCTACTAGGCACAGATTACAAGGTAAGAATGGTATTAATAGAGCACGAAAGGAAGACAGTTACGAAGACTTATACGAACGAATATGTATTCTCAGACGAATAA